GTATTTTTACTCAGCAGTAAGAATATCTAATTTTTCCTTTACTATATCAATATTAATAGTGCTAAACAATCCAGGATGCATAGGTTTAGGATGCTGCCCATCACCTATCCAAGCATAACCTACATGTTCATTATTCAAGACAGGCACAAATTCATCCTCAATAGCACAGAAAAAAGTATGATATGTAAAAGTGTTGTTTACAAACTTTTGTATCGGAATTAGTTTTGCGTCTTTTGGAAAGTAACCAATTTCTTCTAGACATTCACGTTCTAGTCCTTCCAACAATGTTTCTTCTTTTTCTATTTTTCCACCGGGAACGCCCCAAGCAAAATTAGCATCACTACGTAGTAGATATAAAAAACGCCCTGTAGTTTTGCAATAAAAGAATAAACCCGCGGATGTACTTTTCATCAAAAAATTATAACAAACTTTAGGTTAAAGGACAATACTATAATCGCCCTGATCATACCAACCTTCATATGACTTCATCCATTGTCCTTCTTGTTGAACATAACGATATTGAATATTTGTAGTTAAATTGGTGACATATTGTACAGTGGTAGATTCGCTAGCATCAAAAGAAACTGACCACGACATAGTAGATGAATTAAACTGAATAATATCATTAGCACTAGCAACTAAATCTCCCCATGCATCAGTTGGGCTACCAATACTACCAACATCTTCAACAATTAAATATCTACGTCCATTAACAGGTCCCGGCAAACCAAAATTTGGTCCCTGAGTAATTGGGTTAATTACAGCGTCAACCGGATCTAAAGTATTTTGTGGTAATGTATCTTGGTCAATATCATAAATTAATACTCTATCGTCTAAAGGGTCCTGCACAATTGTTCCAACTATATCATCTTCCATATATGGATTTTGTAACCAAATTTGACTAATTCCTGGTTTATATTTACCGTATACGTTTAACAAACTACTCCAATATAAATTAGTGTTAGGAGGAACGGGTTCAGATAAACTATTATTTGATGGATTAAATGCTTCATTGGCAGGTAGTAACTGTAATTTATTACCGAATAATAAAAGTTTGTAACCGTAAGGTGTGATTTTTTCTCTAGTGCCTAATAATAAATCTTCATCTTGTATATCTAACAATGCTTTACCTTTGAAAATGCTAGCAATGATTTTGTGTACAACGCCCATTTTCTTAAGTTTACTGCTTGTACTTATCCATATAGGTAAATAAAATTTCCAACTCATCACATCAATAGGATTATTATTGCCTATTGGTATGCTACGTGAACTAAATGTTAGACCGTCTTGATATACAACAGTCAAAGAAGTCCAGTCAACAAAATTATCAGTGCTTTGTATTTCTAAACTAGGATTGAATAGTGTACCTAATTGTTCAATTAACTCTAATTTTTGATTATAATTTGTAGTCCAAAAATCAACTTGCATTCTAAGTGTGTAAGGTACAGGCATTAAACGTTCTACTGTAAAGGCTTGTCCTTGTACCTCTTCAAATGTTTGTGTTTCTTGATTAAATTGTCTTTGTCTAACATTAATTCTATCAACAAAAAATGGCTCTTGAGTTCTACGTTGGTCATATTCTAGACCAGTTATAAAATATGTAATGATGGGTGCGCTTGGCAATGTACTAGCACTATTGTTTGCGATAATAGTTGATACTTGTCTACTTTGATCTCCGTACATAACAGGGACACGAACAAGTATATCATTACCATTAGGGTCCTTACCTTTAGTTACATACCAGTTACTAAAAATTTTTGCAAATTGAATTAAAAATCTGCGTATTTGATTATCGTAAAAAAATTGTGCCATGAATTACTCTTATGGTTTAGGTGGTAGGTTATCCGGTGCTAGTTGTAAAATACTTGATAAAGGTTGAGCAGACGGAATTAACTTCTCCTCATTATTACTGTAAATTACGTTCTCGTTATTTATAAAGTTTGATAACTGCGATTTATCAGTGGCTGTCATTCCTGTTTCTGTTCTCACATTTGTTGATATGCGAATCCATAATTTTCCGTCCCAGCGATATAGTATTTGCGGACTATAATCTATACGTAAGAAATAATCACCTACTTGAGGATTTTGTGGGAAGGCAATACCTGCACCGCTAGGCAACCCGTTAGGAGCACTACCGTCCCCTGATAGGTATCCTGTTTCATAACCAAAACTTCTAGGAGTCGCGCGGGAAATAAATTGAAACGCTGGATCGCAATCTGCGCGCCAATCCATTTCTGTACTAATTGTACCGGTAAATCCTGGCTGTGTTGGATCAGCATCGGCTGTAGCATATGTATTATCAGCAGTACCATATGGACCTGTAACCGGACCCATTGATTTTACTGTTAATATTTTATCTGCTTCTGTAAATCCTTTACTCTTTTTACTAACAGGAGAAACTGATTCAGTAACTTCTAAATGTGCTTGAACAAACTTATCAAGTTTATCTGACAAGTCGGTGTCAGCAGTCATATCCCAAATACTTTTTAATGAATCTTTAGAAATTCGTATGCCGACACTTGGATTCTTGTATTTTGAATTACGCATATACACCACACTACCTTGAACAGTGCTAGGTGCACCGCCGCTGTATGTAACAACATTATAAGGTGGAGCAGGTTGATTTAACTGACCAGATGGCTGATTATTACTAGCGTAAACTCCGTATGTTGGTACAACATACATCTTGCTATTGTCGTACCCTGCTTTAGGCAATATTCTTTTTGCTTCATCAAGTTGCGCATTATTAATTTCAATATTTTTATTGTAAGTAGCAAGTATATCTTTAAGATTTTGATTAGGATCAAGTTCCCAATAAGTTGGATCTGGCGGTTTAATACCTGCCGGAACTTCAATTTTACTAATATAATTTTTGTCACCAAAACTTATAACATAACCGGGCGGGTAAACTTTATCTTTATCCCAATCTCCTAAGTAGTTATCCGTGTTGATTGGTTCTTTAAGTATATTACTAAATTCTTCACTATCAACTAACGGTTCACATTTAATACGCCATAAGTGCGGATACCAAGTTTGACTGAAACCTTCGCTAGCAAAGTTAGCATCTGTAATTTGATAGAAACGTTTGAGTGCTACCGGTATCGTTTCCTTCAGTGGATTGTAATCAAGTAAGTGAGGTAATTCCAATACGTCACCTACCATTAGTTTTCGGCCAACGATATCAATCATATCATTGTAGTGAACTACTATAAAAATTATGTCACTATTTAAAAATAGTCCAAATTGGCTTAAGTCAAAATCTAAATTTTGGACATTGTATTGCCCGCGCAATCTGTAAATATTTGGATCATACTTTCTATCTCTATTTTCTAAAAATAATAAATCTTGTATCTGTGTGGGATCAGGTGATATATACTGAGGTTGGGTATAGTCAGGGCTAGGGGTTTGTGCGTCTGGACCTAAATACTTATGAATATATAAATCAGTTCCACCTACAGTTAGCATTTCAGATATGGTTCTATCCAAATATCTATAGTCATTTTGTTTAGTAGGGGTATATAGGGACAATTTTGGCATATAAGTATTTAGTGTAAAAACAATGACTTACAACGGTATTGACTTTACCCATAAAATTTAGTAAAATTGTATAGTTGAGTAATACTAACGGAGCAGGTTATGTCTAAATTAAAGGATATTAAAGAGTTGCACCCGCGCGACCCTGACGCAAAGTACATTGGGCCCGAACCCACGTTTGACCCAAATGTCGTTAGCACTCAGTGGGACCTCGCAAAAGCATTTGGTTGGTACAACCACTTTTATGATAATAAAGATGCCCGCGAGTTTATTGCACAGTATCTTGATGTTGCAGGAAAGCAACAAGTTGCTAAAACACTACGCCGTGTCAACGAGCGTCATGTTAAGCCCACTTATGGTTGGTTAGCACGATGCATTGTTCGTGGTAGCGTAGTTGATAGCGACACTCTCGCTAAACTTCAGGCTGAGGTTGAACGTCTTGTTGCTTTGACACAACCAGAAGATACTGAACAGGTTTCGGTCAGCAATCGCCCCAACGTGCAGGAGATCATGCGTGAGCGCACTCTGCAAGTTGGTGGTGAACTTGAGGGACTCTGGGACGATTATCTTAAGAATGGTGCTGGTAAGGAAGGCATCAAGGCAATTGATCTGTTGTCTCAACGCAACATTCTACCCCAACATGTTCATTTGTTGGGTAGTGCTTGGCAAAGTAAGTTGGACGAGTACAACGAAGTTGCTGCTGGCAAGTGTGAACAGTTAAACGAAGCCTATGAGCGGTTTGGTAAGATTCAGTTGCGTAACATAGTTAATACGATTGAGACTGTCATTAGCGACCTCAATGCGTATATCGGTATGAAGAAAGCAGGCAAGAAGCCACGTGCTAAGAAGGCTGTGCCCGTTGAGAAGATTGTACGCAAGTTGAAATATCTCAAGACATTCAAACTTGAGAAATTGGAACTTGAAAGTATCAGCCCAACTAAACTACATAACTGTAGCGAAGCCTGGGTCTATGACACTAAGAAGCGCAAACTTCATCA